ATGTTGAAATTATTCTCACGTTTTTTATCAGTTGGCATCATTAACACCCTGATTCATTGGATGGTGTTTGCAGCCCTGTATTCTCTTAATACCCGCCAATGGCTGGCTAATCTGTTGGCTTTCATTGTCGCGGTAACTTTTTCATTTTTTGCCAATGCACGCTGGACGTTTAAAGCCGAAGCGACAACTTTTCGCTATGTCATCTTCGTGGCCTTTATGGGCATGATGGCCACAGGCATCGGCAGTTTCGCCGATCATACGCATATTAATCCGATTATTACGCTTATTTCATTTTCTATAATAAGCCTGGTATTCGGCTTCATCTATTCAAACTTTATTGTTTTTAAGGTGAAAAAGTGAAAATTTCTCTGGTCGTTCCCGTCTTCAATGAAGAAGATGCAATCCCGATATTCTATCGTACCGTCAAAGAAAAACTCTCTTCTTACCCTCTCGAAATTGTCTTCATTAATGATGGCAGTACCGATAGAACAGAGCAGATTATTAAGTCGCTGCGGGATGATGACGAATCTGTATTAGTCATTAATTTTATTCGTAACTTTGGTAAAGAAACCGCGCTGCTTGCCGGACTTGAACATGCTACCGGTGATGCAGTCATTCCGGTTGACGTTGATTTACAGGATCCCATCGAGGTGATTCCCTTGCTCATAAGCAAATGGCAAGAGGGATGGCCCATTGTGCTGGCAAAACGCAATGACCGAAGTAGCGATAGTCATTTTAAGCGTAAAACGGCTGCATGGTTTTATAAACTGCATAATAAGATCAGCTCACCAAAGCTAGAAGAAAACGTTGGAGACTTTCGTTTACTTTCTCGCGCTACTGTCGAAAACATAAAGCAATTGCAGGAACGCAATCTATTTATGAAAGGCATCCTGAGTTGGGTGGAGGGTGATGCTGCCATCGTGGAATATAGCCGTTCAGCGCGCGTTGCGGGAGAGGCAAAGTTTAACGGATGGCGACTTTGGAATTTAGCGCTTGAAGGGCTGACCAGTTTCTCAACCTTTCCGCTCAGAGTGTGGACCTATATTGGTTTTTTTGTCGCATTCCTGTCGTTCGTTTATGGCGCGTGGATGATCATTGATAAAATAATATGGGGTAACCCGGTAGCAGGTTATCCATCACTACTGGTATCAATACTGTTTTTGGGTGGAATTCAATTAATTGGAATAGGTGTGCTAGGTGAATATATTGGCAGGATATATATTGAAACCAAGCATAGACCTCGATATATTAAAAAGGAAGCAGATGACAAACATAGCTTGTAATAACTTTAAAGTTTATCTTTTTTTAGCTGCGGCATTATTGGTTTGCTATAGCCCTGTCTTTCTTTCAAGCTATGCCTTTTCGGATGATTGGTACTATCTGTTCAGCGCCCAAACTGATCCTGCCAGCATTTTCAAGTGGGACGTCCTCTCTGGAAGGCCGGCCTATGGCGCTTTGCGCTATGGTTTCTCTTTCCTGATATCCAGCGTGAACTCTTTGATACTGATAAGAGTGCTATCCGTTGTCTCTCTCATATTACTAAGCTGTTACTTTTACAAATTTATCTCTGAGAGAGGTATCCTTAAAAATCCACTGCAGAGAGTTATATTCTCTTTAGTGATCTGTTTACTGCCCTCTTTTCAGGTATTCAACGCCTGGTCAGTATGTTTTCCTTTTGTGACGTCTATTCTTCTTGCTGGATGGAGTTACTCAGCATTAACCCGATTGCGTGGTATTAAGGGAATAACGGTGTCAGCCTTGCTGATTACGCTCTCTTTCGCTATTTACCAGCCCACGGCCATGTGTTTTCTTTTTTTTGCGTTTATGGACACTTGCCTGACTCCACGTAAAGTCGCTAAAAAAGAACTCATTCGTACATTGTTAATGATTTTCTTTGGCATGCTGATGGCATTAATATTAGCCAAAGTCATTCCGCTCCTGTTATTCGGCGAGACACTTTCAAGAAGTAACATTACCCTTGATCTCTTGGGAAAAATAAAATGGTTCTTTGTAGAGCCATTAAAAAATGCCATCTGTAATTTTGACACTGGTAGAAAAGCACTATCAGTTATCATCTCTCTGTTATTCATCTTTATTGGGCTGAAAAAAATTAGCGGGAACGGCAAGGAGAAAGTGATTTTATCTTTACTGTTCGCTGTTGCAGCAGTGACACCAAACTTATTGGTGACAGAGAGTTGGGCGGCTTACCGAACAATCAGTGCGCTCTCGCTGATTACCACGTCTTGCTTCCTTATCGGGCTATTCGTGGTGATCGATAAGACAAAATACTCACGATTCCTTTATCTATTGCTACCTGTCGCTGCCGGATGGCTTGCAGCCAGCAATATTAAAGAGGGTTTTTCTTCACCTCAGCAAAAAGAGTATGCACTTTTAAAAGCCGAAATAACTAAAATGGTCGCAAAAGATTTCGATGGCGCCCTTTACTACCGCTTAAATAGTGAGAATTTGCCAAAAATTGCAAAATCATCGAAATATGATGAGTTTGGTTCTTTATCTTTAGGCATGTCGTGGACGTTTGCCGGTATGGCATTCACCGTAAAAAAAGAAGCGGGTATGAATTACACTCTAACCAAATCGCCAGTGATCACCGGCAATGAGAGCTGCACAGGAAAATGCATGATTATCGATGCTCAGTCGGTGCTGGCAAGGCAATAAACCGAGATTATCCGCGAACTTTAGACAAAAAAAGGGAGCCATTGGCTCCCGTTATGCTTTCTGCCTGAGTGGCAAATTACATGTTGCTGATGATCGCGTCACCAAACTCTGAACATTTCAGCAGTTTAGCGCCTTCCATCAGACGTTCGAAATCGTAGGTCACGGTTTTGTTAGCGATTGCGCCTTCAACACCTTTAACGATTAAGTCAGCCGCTTCGAACCACTCCAGATGACGCAGCATTACCTTGCTTAAACAAACATAAGCATCTGAATCTATTTGAATTTTTCCTGTTTTAACAATCGTAAATGATAGCTTTAGGCTCTAAGATTAATTCTTATAAATCAAAGGTATGATTATAGTTTTGCAGAATAAATTTTCCGCTTCGCTAGCTATTTTTAAAAGCCAGTCTATTTTCAATAAGTCGCTTTTACTTCCCTGTATTGACGACTCAACTCCATTGGAAATTTTTGGCACAGGATAGTGCAAGCCCGGTTAGCCACCACTTCCGGGCTTTTTTCTTAAATCGGCAAATCATCCTCGCCACACATGGTCGTGATTTCATGCGTCACCACTCCGACTACTGCAATATCTTCCAGCAGATCATCCATCAGAAATGCGCCATCATCGGTAATGAGCCGGCGCGGCTGAATCATGATCATCGCCCACTCATACACGCCTGAGATATCTATCAGTACCGTGTCACCATTTACCGGGTAACGCTGCTTATCGATTATGCACCTGCGGCCGTTCAGCTCCACTATGCTGGAAGTCTCAAGCGTAGACAGGATGTGCTGTAGCGGCTGAAGCAAAAACGTCACTTCGCCACTGGCAGGTCCGACAGTCTGGTGGTGTATGCCGGAGACAACATTTCGCGCTTCATCTCCCAGGATTTCTGGATACCCTGTCCTGCAAACCATAATTTCCCCTTCCCGCTCTGGTTGAGACCATCGACGACACGCATCAGCGATTCGCTGTTGGCCTGTGGTTTGAATTCGTCAAAGAGATTGAGCTGCGAGACGCCTTGGCTGTAAAAGTCTCCCAGCATCACACCTGCTTTCATATACCGGCACCCGTCGCGCCAGATGTGATCGAGACCCTGCATGGCCACACGAATTATTTCTCGCGTGTCATTCGTTGGGGTGAGAAGTCTTCCCATGGCTTGGTTTCCATAGAAAACTTCGCCTTCAGCATGAGGGCTTGTTCGGACGAACACAGCTACCTGACTGCAATACTGGCGTTCTCGCCTTAGCTTCTCAGCCGCGCGCTCAGCATAAGAGCAAACAGCCTGCCTCATGTCCTCGTATTCAGTGATGCGCGAACCAAATGAACGTGAGCAGACAATCTGCTGCTTAGTGGGCGCGAACTCCTCCAGCTCAAGGCATGGCTCGCCGCGCAGCTCCCGGATGGTTCTTTCCATCACGACAGTAAAGTTATCGCGCATCAGCTTAATGGGGCTGTTCGCTAAATCCAGGGCTGTATTCACACCCATTATTTTTAGCCGTTTGGCGATTCTCCTTCCTACGCCCCATACATCCTCAACGTCAATCAGCGCCATAAGTTTTCGCTGCCGCTCAACGTCAGAAAGGTCAAGCACGCCGCCAGTCTTCGTCCACTTTTTAGCAGCGTGGTTAGCCAGCTTCGCCAGCGTTTTTGTCTGTGCAATGCCAACGCCAACAGTGAGGTGCGCCTCCTGCTTTATTCGCGCTCTCACCTTTCGTCCGAGTTCATCGAATGACTGCAGTCTGTCCAGTCCGGTGACGTCCATGAATGCCTCATCAATTGAATAGACCTCAACGGACGGCGCCATATCTTCGAGAATGGTCATCACCCGGTTGCTCATGTCGGCGTACAGCGCGTAGTTGCTGCTGAACACGTGAATCTTGTGCCGGCGGATTTCGTCCTTCAGCTTGAAGTAAGGCGCACCCATTGGGATTTTCAGCTCTTTAACTTCAGCGCTGCGGGCGATCACACAGCCGTCGTTATTACTCAGAACCAGCACCGGCTTACCGCGCAAATCAGGCCTGAACACCGTCTCGCAGCTTGCGTAAAACGAGTTCACGTCAACGAGCGCAAACATCACATTCCGCCGTTTGGATTGAATACCTGAAACACGCGCTCATCACCTTCCGATGTTGAGATATCCCTGAAGACAGACTTGTGAGCCTCGATCCAGTTATTCGCTTGCCGTGGCGTGTAATGCCAGTTCAGGCGCTCAAGTTCACTGACAAAGTCGAGTGTGCTTACGGTGTAGCGGCCAGCAGCATCGCGTTTGATTGCGAACCTGAAGGCGTCTTTGATTTCGTAGTCGCGGGGCATGGTCATCTCCCTCCCTGATAGATACTGTATATAAATACAGTAATATCGACCGGTAGGATCGATCAAGTCGAATGATGGTGGTTTTTGCGAAAGGATTAGTGGGGAAGGAAATTTAGCCCCATAAAACTTGCCTTGCCCCCCATGAAATGACAAGATCCGCATCTTTCTTTGAGGTTGCCATGTACAAGCTTTTTGCTCGATATGCGTCAGTAGGAGTGGCAAATACACTTATTCATTGGGTTGTTTTTGCAGCTTTTTTTATGAACGGGCAGCAACAATCATTATCTAATTTTGCTGCCTTTTGTGTTGCGGTGACGTTCTCTTTTTTTGCTAATGCGAAATGGACATTTAACTCAGAAGCCACGACGATACGTTACATGATGTATGTATTTTTCATGGGCATTCTAGCAACCTGCACAGGTTGGTATGCTGATAAGGTTTCGTTAAATCCCGTTATCACTCTCATTGCATTTTCCGCCATAAGCTTGGTCTGCGGGTTTGCTTACTCTCGATACATCGTATTCAGGGAAAGAAAATGAAAATATCTCTGGTTGTGCCCGTTTTTAATGAAGAAGATGCGATTCCTATATTTTATCAGGCCGTTCGTAAAGAGCTTGCGGAATACTCAGTTGAAATAGTCTTTATTAATGATGGGAGCAAGGACGGAACCGAAGGGATTATAGATGCGCTGGCCGTGTCTGACCCTATGGTTTTATCTCTGTCATTCACCCGCAACTTCGGCAAAGAGCCTGCTTTATTTGCAGGTCTTGAAGGAGCTACAGGTGATGTGGTTATTCCAATCGATGTAGATCTTCAGGATCCAATATCTGTTATTCCTAGAATGATTGAGCTATGGGAAACCGGTGCTGATGTTGTTCTGGCAAAGAGAACTGACAGAAGCAATGATGGGCACCTCAAGCGCAAGTCTGCAGAATGGTTTTACCGCTTGCACAACATGATTAGCTCACCAAAAATAGAAGAGAATGTTGGTGACTTCAGACTGATGTCACGCGAGACGGTCGATCACATAAAGTTGCTTCCAGAGCGAAACCTTTTCATGAAAGGCGTGCTTTCATGGGTAGGAGGGCGTGTTGAAGTAGTCGAGTACTCAAGGGCCGAGCGCGTTGCAGGGGTTTCAAAGTTCAACGGCTGGAAGTTGTGGAATCTTGCTCTTGAAGGCATCACCTCTTTCTCAACCTTCCCACTCAGGATATGGACGTATTTAGGTCTGTTTGTAGCTGGCCTTTCGTTCATTTACGCGGCCTTCATGATTGCAGATACGCTTATATTTGGGAACCCTGTGCGCGGGTATCCATCTATGATGGCATCAATACTATTCCTTGGGGGAGTCCAGCTAATAGGCATAGGTGCCCTAGGGGAATATATCGGAAGGATATATATTGAGTCGAAGGCAAGGCCAAGATATATAGTAAAAAAACAACCAAAAGAAAAGAAATAATATTAAATGGAGTTTGCTATGATTAATAATAAAGCCAAAAATCTTGAGTATCTTATACCATTACTGCTTGGATTTGTTTTTTTTGTATTCATATTTGGCACAAAACCTCTTAATGTTTTTGACATTTCGTGGATTGGCGGAACTGATGCCATGCAAAACTACCTTGGGTGGCAATTCTTTAGGCAGTCCCCTTGGTCTTTTCCTATTATTGGCTCATCACCTAATTTTGGCATGGAGCTTGGAAGCTCAATTGTTTATTCAGACTCCAACCCTTTGCTTGCAATAATATTTAAGATTGCTTCACCTATATTGCCGAAAGATTTCCAATATTTTGGTTTATGGCTGTTGCTATGCTGTGTATTCCAAAGCTTATTGATATGGAAAATTATATCTAAATTCACCAACAATATTATAATTAAATTCTTATCAACAATACTTCTAATGTTCAACCCTGCATGGATAAACAGAGTTGGTCATATCAACCTTGTAGCTCACTTCTTAATACTCGCTGCGATTTACTTGGTTATTTCCGGGTTAGACAAAGCTCAGAAAACGAAATGGTTAACTTTGATTTTGGTGTCATTTTCCGTTCACTTTTATATAGCCTTAATTGTATCTGCCATTTGGGGGTGCGGAATATTATCAAGAATAACCCTAAGAAAACAAAAGGTATTCGATATCTTCTTAGAATTCACGCTGATAATAGCAGCATCTATTGGCTTGATGTATATCCTTGGATATTTCACCGTAACAGATGTTTCTAAATCTGGGCAGTATGGGACCTTCGGAAACAACATTCTTTCCCCAATAATGCCTAGCGGATGGTCGTATCTTATGAATGGCCTTTCATTGCCAGCATCAGGATTTGAATCATTTAATTTCTGGGGTGTGGGTGCCATATTAATGGCCTTCTTGGCAGGGATTGTTTGGCTTAAAAAACCCCAACTACCATTCGGAAAGGATAAAACAATAACTTTCCTACTTGCATGTGTATCTTTCTCTATTTTATACACCACTAATGTGATCGGCGTTGGAACATTCAGTTATCGGATAGATCTTCCTTATCAGGTATTGGATGCTTTATCTGTCGTGCGTGCTTCTGGTAGATTTTTCTGGCCAGTGACTTACATTATACTAATAACGTCAATAATAATTCTTTCTTCAAATATAAAACCAAAATATTTATATATAATCTTGTCATTTTGCGCGCTTATTCAAATAATTGACACAAGCAAAGGATACAACAGTAATTCTTTTTATTTTTTCAAAAGACAAATAACAGATAGTGAGTTAACAAATAAATTCTGGTCAGAAGACTTAAAGCGTTATGATGCGATAAGATATGTTCCTTTCCAAAACCATATTAGCCCTTGGTATGAAATATCCAAGGTCGCTGAGAATGCTAAGATTAGAACAGATGCAGTATACCTAGCTCGGTTTAGTGGTAAAATTTTAAATAATTTGAATTACAAAGTTGTCTCAGAGCTTGTTTTTGGGGATTACAAAGACAATGAAGTCTACGTAATAAGGGATGACTTGGTGGATTATGTCTCACTAAAAGGTGGAGACTCAATATATAAAATTGATGGACTAAACGTCTTGGCTCATGGGTTTAATGGATGCGATGGATGCTCACCTGTTAAGCAAATGCCTGGCCGCAATATATATATATTTAAAAGCGACTGGCTAGAGAAGCAAGTGTTGGGGCAATGGAACGATGGCGAGAGAACTCTGATTCTGATCAAGAACAGTGAGCCAAATAATAAGTTAAACGTTTCTTACAAATTATTTACTCCAGAGCAGGCAAAACAACAACGCTTGATATTCAAAGTTAATGGCTTGCTATTGAAAGAATTGGTGGCTGATGGTAACGGTGAAATCAACTTGAGCTGGACCAATAAAAACAACAGTAACATTTCAACATTAACAATTGAGACACCTGATGCTATCGAGCCAAGAAAAATAGGGTTAAATACCGATAGAAGATTGATAAGCCTAAGCATCCAATCCATAAAGATTGAATGAATCCTAAAAATTCATTTATTTTCTTGATTAAAAAGCCCCTTGATAAACAAGGGGCGTACTTTATGGTGATTCGGGCCAATCAATAACATCTGACGTATTTTCATCAATTCGATTAACTGCAATACGATACTGTTTCCACGCTTTTAAAGACGCAGTTTCGGCATCCGTCGCCTCATCCAAATCTATAGCATCCTGGAGTGGTGCGATCATCACTCCGGCCTGAGAAATTAATCCAGCTTTGGTATCAATGTTCATCTGTAGCTTTTGAGCGCGCTGCTGCTCAAGCTCCTCTTCACTTACAGGGGGTGAAGTGTAGTTACCATCTGCGTAAGTGTAACCAGCGGCCACAATCGTGCCCTGTTTAACAGCTACGCTGTAAGCCCCTTCGCCATTTGCCTGCTCGAAATCGAAATCCTTAATGTCGAAATCATCCTCGAAGTAGGCAACATTAAGCACAGTTCCATTCAAAATAATCGCAACGTTCATTAAGCGAATTCCTCAACGATAAAGATACCCAGGGTTGCAAGGCCTCCCAGCGCTGCGCTGGAACTGATTGATGCAGATGCTCCGCCACCGCCTGCACCATAACCACCAGCTGGGCCACCAGGAACTGAGCCGGCAGCAGATCTTACATAACCGATACCACCGCAACCAAACTGACCAGAGCCGCCAACACCACTTGAGCAAAAGTTATTAATTTGCTTTCCGTTCCATCCAGACTGGCCTTTGCTGACGATACTCCATGCCGCTCCAGTTACTACAGGGGTTGAGCCATCACCACCGCCAGCCTCATAGTAAGCTGTTGATGTAGGTTGCAACGAGTAAAGCCCCCCATTTGCGCCGGGGATTGAAATCAGAGAACCAAAACTGCATGCGTTCGCTGTTGTGCCAGCTCCGTTTGTTGCTGATTGTGCTGCGCCGATTGAAACGGAAATAGGACCGCTGAAGCCTGATGTGAAAATTGCCTCAACGAAGCCTCCCGCTCCGCCGCCGCCGCAAGCACCCACCTGTGTTGAGCTAGTTGCTGCAGTGCCTGCGCCATTTGCACCATTACCCACGCCCCTTACTCGAATCCATTTTGTGTCAGAGCGAGGTGTAAACGAGCCTGAAGATTTAAAAATCGTGGTATTCAGAAGTCGTCCAGCACTAACTAATGCTTTGATAGCTGCGGTGAGCTGCGAGTTGGTGGCTTTGTTTAAGGTAATACCCGCAGCTTCAATCACACCTGCAAGCTCTTCCTGCAGAGTATCGAAATAGTCCGCATCAAGTGCCGTTGGAAGTTCTCCTGTTTGAGGGTTACCTCCAGTGAAGCCATTTTTACCCGCGCCAAATTTGTCCACCTGAGCAGTAGACGTGTCGATACGATGCATGATTACTCCGTGTACAGGAAAATTACATAGGTATGGGATGGGGCTAATTTAGTCATTACACACTCAACCACAGTGTCACCCCATGAACGAATTGAATCGGTGCAGTTGTCCACGCATGTCATGGGGCTGATTTGTGCTGATGCTGGAATGTTTACTCGCCAGTAATAGCGCCACTCGTTAGTGAATAGCGAATCAGTGCAATTTGATAAACAGGTGAACGCGCTCTTGGGATACCGTGTGATCGTTGCTTCTGTATACCCCAGTGAATCAAGCTGCGCGCGGTAAAAGGCTTCGTTAATACCTCCAACAAGGTTTAACTTGGAATCAAGCCGCTTACGTCGCTGTGGCAGCGTCTGAGTTCCTGCAGGAGTACAGCTGTCAGGAAGGCCGCTGATACTTTCATAACGATCAATAAGCTCCGTCACAGTGCGAGGGTCTATCTCCAACATGAGTGCATCGCCATGCGAATGAACGCGGGATAATGACGGAGCCATAGCCATCAATAATGGGTCATCTGCATCCCATGCTGGTCCGCGCGGCAAAAGCGCCCCCAGCATCTGCTCATACTGCGCTGTCAGGTCCATGAGAAGTCTCCCACAACTCCCAGTTCACCTTTTGCGATCGCGATATCGGTTGTCGGACTGACTAACGTATGGCTGTATTCACCTGTCGCCAGACTGATAGCCTCGCTGATGCGTGATGGTTTAAGTACGCCCTCAGGTACCCCGTCTCTGAGCATCATCGAACGGATTTCAGCTTCAACCGCTGCTCGAACTTCTTCAGTATCCGGGTTCAGCCTGATGCTGAAATCGACAATTTTTGGTGACGGTGTGAATACGTATAAATCCGCGCCTGCGATTGGGGTCAATGGTTCGATATGGGCCTTCGCTGCCGCAACAGTGGCATCATCTGGTATGGGGTTGATGAGATCGCTATTGGCAATCATGACTCCAACAGTACCCGTTCCACTCCAGTGGCGGTAAATCCATGCCCGAGTTATTCCTGACACCTCTTTAGCCCACACCTCATAATCAGTGTCTGCTCCACCCTGCGGCGTGTAGTACCAGCGTTCGATGATTCTGGCGCGCCATACTTCAAGGTCTTCGATATCAGTACCACCCTGAATGGTATCGGCCACACCTGCAGAAGGCAGACCAGTCACCGGACTGGTGAGCCGCATCGTTATGCCGTCGTCAGTATTTCCAGTGACGCCTGCCGTATCACAAGTGACAGGGACACGAAGTACTCCCCCAGAAGGCGTAGCGCTGGCAGTAGTGGTGAATGAAACCAGATCGTCTCGTTGTATAGTCACGCCAGCAGCAATTCCGGTTGTGCCCGTCACGCCATCCCAGCGCACATACCCACTCGCGAAAGTAGCAGCCTTGCGCGGAGCACGCTTCATGTTCCCGTGCCGGATTAGCCAGTCTTCTTCTGCAAGGTCGGGAAGCAGATTTCTTGCGAGGTAATCGATATAGCCATAAACGGTGTGTACTGATGCAGCCAAAACCCTGCTATATACTTCAGCGTCAGTGCGGCGCAAGTCTGCCAGCGTTGAATCAGCCGCAAGGCGGGTAAGTATGTCGCTCCGTACTGCGGTGATCAGCTGCGGGAGTGTTGGGCGGGAAAATCCGCTGTCAGCCATTGAGTTCACTCCATAAATCGTCAAAGGAAAGCGTCAGAGTTGTGCCGTCCTGTTTGCGTATAACCGTGGAAGCTGACATGGCATTAATGCCAAGCCTTTGCGCCGTGACATCGACACGCGCGGCCACACCGTCAGCCGTGAGCCATTGCAGCGCTTCTACTATGTATTCTCGTGCTTTCAGCGGCGTCAGGTTGGTCAGTTTGGACCGCTTCAGCAAATAAAGGCGGGAGCCTATTCGGTCATTCTGAACGGTAGGGAACGTGTCACCCCACCAGCCATTGACCTCTTCGGCCGTATCGTCCTTACCCGCTTTTCGCCAGGTGAAAAGTGAGATAACCACAGCGCGGGTTAACGGGTCGGTTAACTGGTAAACCGACTGCTGCCTGCCATTTATTGTGAGGATCATGATCCACCCATCTGTTGCAAGGTTGCATCCGTAGTGCCTCCGCCGTCCCCATTTTCTTTATGCTTATGCCCGTTATAGGTCACACGCATTTGGGCCATGGAAACACCGTCAGAATCACAGTTATCGGTGATATTTCCGGTTGCCTCGATGTCCATTTCGAAACGTGCTTTGGGGGCATTTTTGAAAGTAATGAGTTTCCCGCCGCCATCCACAACAATCCCTGTTCGGGTGAGTGTCACCGACTTGGCCTCGTCGTCATAAATGGCAACCTCTCCGCCCTTTAAACCCTTCAGGCGGTAGCGACGATCTGCGACCACCAGCACGACACCATGAGATCGATCACCATCGAAGTAAGCCGCAACGGCCTCCGCGCCGCTCAGTGCAGCTGAGGTAAAGCCGTAAGGCTCAAGATGTTCGATATCACTTTTGCCCTCACCGCCTGGCATGCTGATCTCCAGCATCTGGCACTTGCTGGCCGTGTCGATACCGCGTAATACCGCCCGTGCGAGAACGTTTGAAAGTGCGCGATTAAGCGCATTGAGTGGACCAGCCATCAGAAATCATCCTCCGCTACGGCTTTTTTCTTACGTTTGCCGGGCTTGGCAGGCTCGGGAAGATAAGCATCTGCAGGGCCTACACGCAGCTCACTGATGGTGCCGTTTTCATCCTTCTGGTAGGTCACCTCCGCGATCACCATTTCACGGTTATCAAAGCCCAGAACAGGATCGAATACGTCCACCAGCATGTTGGGCTGCCAAAGCTTACCGTCTCCCTGATGCCAGCCCTGAACGGTATAAGTCACTTCGTCAGTCCTGGCGGCGCGCTGGCGCATCTCGAATTCGCTGCGCTCTGCACATGTTTCTGACGTGGCATTGCCGGTCTGTCTGACCAGCAACGGCCTGTACCTGGCTATTCCGGTATCGGTGGCTGTGCCACGAATCGCCGTAGTCGTTGCCTCACCAAAATCGTCGTTGTTTCCGGCGCGCATGCCTGAAACCTGATAGGAGCTGAAGCGGTCTTTGATGCTCTGTTCGCTGTCGCATGTGAGGATGTTTTCTCCCAGCACTAAAGCGGTAGTAGCCCTGACAGTACCAATACCGCCTATGACTAAATCACCCGCCGCGTTGTCATAGGCCAGCGCCTGCTGCAGGCCCAGCATCTTATTCAGCACATCCATAACAGATTCACCCTGGTCGGCCTGAACGCCCTGCAATACGCCTGACACGCCGCCCGCATCCACAACGTTGATACTGAACGGCCTGGCAAGGTCTGCGGCAACCTGAACGATTGAACGTCCGTTGTACTGCGAGGGTGTTGCTGAGCAATCGACGAGGTCTGCTGTTTTACTGCGGCCAACGATACCCATTGAGATGCTGTTGGCGTCATACCTTACAGGCGTTGCTTCCACCCATCCGGTGATAACCAGATCGTCACCTATAAGCACTTCAACCTTATCGCCCTTTTTAATGCGGCTGCGGCGACTCACCTGTGATTCATCACCCGGCCAAGACCGGGTAATCTGGACGTTGAAATCCCTTGCGATGCGTTCTATACCTGCCGCAATGCGAACGGATGTCCACCCGCCCCACTCACGGCCATTAACGCGAAGAAGTACGGTTGTATTCACTGGACGGGCACTCTCAGGGTTTTAACCGGGACAAAGCCGGGGTGCCGGATGGCGTTGCGCGCGGTAATGTCATATTCACGCCCGGCATCGTCGTACCAGTCCGCAGCAAGTACGACTGCAGGTAAAACTTCGGACGGTATGCGCTCAACCGTTCTGGAGGTTTGCTCAAGTCGCGAAGTGATATCTTCATTCAGCGCGGTGCGTACCTGCCGCAGCGCGAGAAACAGCCCGTCATCGGTGACACGGACCATCTCCTGATCGATGGCGGTGTTAAGCGTGTCTCGTACTTCGGTAAGATCATCCCAGGACGGAACCGCATCCGTTCCTGTAGAGGTGATAACGCCCACCGCTGTATCATCTTCCAGTAAATCATTTACTGCTGGGTGCGACACAATTACAGCTGCGGAGGATTGCTCAGTTGTGACCGTGGTTGATGCTGTGGACTTTGGTAAATTCGTCACCGTATTCACCGCCTCACTGAGCGCTGAAGTACGGATCGCCTGCGCAACGTAATTGCGTTGCTCCGTTCTGGCCTGTGTGCTGGCGCTGTCTGTTTTCCAGACCCCGCGCGGAGCAAGTCCGGTATCGAGTGTGATACCGCTGAGACCTTTGACCATTGAGATCATGTCTGTGACATTGCCGGTCAGTTTGGTTCCCGCGCGCCACATGGTCTGAAGCTGATTAACAAAACTCATACCGCTGGATGGCGGCATCAGTAGCACAGACAAATCACCCTGCATCAGGCGGGATGCTGCACTGATTCCCGAATCCACGTACTGCATTGCATCGGTAACGGTATCGAACATCTCCGTGGCATCATCCAGCAGCCCGTTTTGCGTGAAGTCTGGCAAGCCATCGAGCCCAAACGCCTCAAATGCAGAAGACAGGAAATCGTCCATCAGAGCTGCCGCGCCCGTAAGTTTCGCTCCGGTTGCAATGCCGGCTTTTGGAAATGACAGTTCACCTGATTCGATGAAGCTGAAGCTGACACGGCACATGCGGCCTTCGTCTTTGGTATGGCTGACGCGAACTTCATCGGTAACGGTGACTGACATCTCACCGTAAAATGGATGAACGAGCGTGCAACTACCGGGCTTTTCAACCGCCTCGATCAGCCTGTTGCGCTGTTCAAAATAGTCATCACCGACCAGATACGCCTGAACGCTGAAGCGACGCGTTGCACGCCCCATATCTTCAGCCCATGGTTTATCGCGGTTGGGATATTCATGCACCTGGACGCGTCTACCGAAAGTAGCCTCATCCTCATCAACCTTGAATGGCACGCCACGCAACGAAGCATCCTGCAGGTTATCAATCCAGCTCATGCGATCTCCGGGCAATAAAAAACCCGCCGAAGCGGGTTACTGATTTGAAAAGCGGTTATAGCCGACATCATAGTTTAGCCAGGGTAGTGAGTTACCCGCCGGAGCAACACGCATACCTGGCGGCGCATTATCAAAAGTGACCTTGAGTTCGCCCTGCTCTGGACGCGATAACGGCACTGCAGACTGATAACCCGGTCCCTCATGCTGGTTGTTATACCACCCACCCGCATTCCAGCGATTTTTGAGCGATTCCCAGAATGATGTTGTACCGTCCTTTTTAGTTACGGAATCAGCAATGTCATTCAGTTTTTTAAAAACATAAATAGCAACGCCGATGGAGACTGTTAGCGCACCGAGTGAAGCAATCTGCCCCAGAACTTCTGAAAGCGAAGATGCTGTAGACAATGCAGATTCAAGGGTGCCAACGGTATTATCAGCAAACGCGCCCACCATAAGTGTGCTCACGGCTGCAAGTATTGTTTCCCAGCCCCCCATTGCTTCAACAACTTCATTGACATATTTCCAGACGGATTTCACTACCGGCCCAATTTGATCCCAGTTACTGACGATTAAACTTCCGCCAAGAACGAGGAGCGAAATAACTTTACCCATCGTGGACATCTTCATGACTGAGTCAAAAATCTTTATCGCTCTGGAAGCAACACCCATTGCAGACGCGGTGCCAAGCAGCGCAATCCCGAATTTGAAAGTTCCCCTGACCATCTCCGGGTTTGCCTTAGTAAACTGCCGGAATTTCTCAATCATTGGCTGTATCTTTTGCGTCAGCTTAACGATATCCGGAAGGAACATTTCTCCAATGGTAATACTGGCGGCACTGAACTGATTCTTCAGCAGCTGAACGGAGTTCGACGTCGTTGCCGCGCGCGACTCATACTCCTTTTGCATCGAACCGGCATACTGCTGAGCGTCCGCAACACGCGTAAAGTTTGTGCGCAGTAAATCCAGGTTAGTCAGTAAAGGCGCAATTGCGGCAAGTGATTCCTTACCAAACAGCGCATTCATAACTGCTGCCTGTTTGTCTTTGGGAACCTTAGCCAGCGAATCCAGCACCTTCAGCATCGCAGCGCGTGAATCTTTCTGCATATCGGCTGCTAACTGGGCAGGATCGATTTTGATAAATTTCAGCGCTTTCTTTTGTGAGGAAGTGGCTGACTTTCCGGAAGTTAATGAAAGCATAAAGTTTTTGATGCCTGTGGCGGCTATCTCTGACTCTACCCCCATACCGGCAATAGTTGCGCCCATTGCGGCGATTTCACCCGAAGCCACGCCAGCAACGCCACCAAGTGGACCTATGCGTGTGACAATGTCTGAGATTTTCTGCGCGTTTGCCGGACCGGTATTTCCCAGATAGTTGATTTTATCGGCTAGCACAACAACGTCACTCTGCGTTAATTTAAACGCTGTGCGCCATTGCGCCATCATCTGTCCTGACTCTTCTGCGGTCTGGTCGAATGCAACCCCCATCTTCACCGCATCACTGGCGAACTGCATCAGGTCCTTACGCGCGATGCCCGACTGACCGCCCGCTGCGACGATCTGTGCGATTCCATTTGCTGCCATAGGCAGCTGAGTCGAGAGTTTGAGAACGTCTTCGCCCATCTCTTTAAACTGTTGTGGCGTGTCGAAATTAACGACTTTCAGAACGTCCGCCATCTGCGATTCGAAATCCATCGCCTGACTAATCGGAACGGAAAACGCCGATGTCAGCGCAACGCCAACAGCCGCCGCACTGACCATGATATCTTTGGCTTCCTTCTGAAAGCCTTTAAGGTTTTTGCTCATCCCCTTCAGTGGACCTGATAACTGATCCACTGCCGTGATGATCGCCTTCAGCTGAAAACTATCTGCCACGGTTCATTTCCTCAGAGATGCGGACAGCCTCAGATTCCATTTCGAGAAACTTGCTGAGGCTGACATTTTTTAGCTCAAGCGGATTTATGCGCCAGAAGTGGGCTGTATTGTAGAGTCGTTTTCTGAACTCTCCGCCGCTTCCGACCCCGTAAAAAAACCAACTATCGTCATCGACGCCATAAAGACATCTTTAAGCGTCATTTTTGCCGCCGATGAGCGCGGGATAGCGGCAAGCACCGGGATATATTTCAGCGTTACGCGGGAGTCCAGCTTCATTTCACCGGACTCGTTGTAACTGAAAGGGATACCGAACTGCTCAACTTCGTCATAAGTTGGCTCGCGGATTTCAAGAACATGCAGCGTCTCATTTGCCGCCACAATGGGTTTAGTCAGTACCAACTCTTTCACTGGTAAAATCCTTCTGAACCGTGGAACTCAAGGTCAACCGTGCCCTCTTCGGCGTTGTGGTTAGCCTCACCAAACAGCCAGGCTTCTGTCAGGACATACACCTGACCATTCGCCAGCTCAGCAGTGCCGGTCATGCTGTCGGACTCCGTAATTTTGCTCAGTGGGAAGCCCTTCGGCACCTTAAAAGTGCCTTTGATGTAGGGAGCGCGGTGCGTCTCCTTACGGTCAACGGAACCATCAAGGCCGATAACATCATCATTAATCTTTGTGTTCATTGGCACTTCAATGCCGCCCGTCAGCGACAGCTGAAGCCCGTCGAGTTTGAAATACGTGGTACCAGCAATACGGGACATTATTCGCTCTCCTCGCTGTATTGCAGACGGAACTGATTAACCAGAGCAAACACGCGCAGCTGATTAACGTAGTCAGGCGGGAACAGCACATCCACGCGGTTTGGATTATCTGCGTTGCGCTCCACCACCAGATAGGTTTTGAACAGGTCAAAGTTCTCAACGATGGCTGATCGCTCCATCTGTTTGTAGACCGAGCACATCTCACCTTTGATGACCGCTGGCGTCACCACAGCTTGACCATCACCAAATCGGGTGCCGTCATTTGCTAGTTTATGGCGTGGGTACTTGGAGGTGATCACGCTCTTCAGTTCGCGCAGTACGTAAGCACTGGTATGCAGCGTTTCACTATCCAGATAGCTGTCATCAGCCACGCCGTAACTGTTCTGCTGATAGGTCGTAATATCACGCTGAATGCGTAGCACGCCGCTCTCTGCATAGGCCGTTGCAATGCCGTGCGTCAGCAGAGACTGTTGCTCTGAAAGAATGAAACGGGTGCCTTTCGGCGCAGGTAATGCCCCGGTCAGTTCTCCGGTTTGCGTTGGTCGCGCCGGATCGTTACGGATAAATACCGCATTGCGGGCGGTACGCATCGCCACCAGCTCATCGCAGCAGGTTTGCGTGGACACTTCATAACCCGCAACGGTGATATGCTGGTTATTCATGGTGTCGCCGAAGGCAATCAGGTCTGACAGTGTGCCTGTTTTAGCCGTGTAGACGTGGCCATAAAGCTGGCGTGCGTAGCTCCATCGACCTGAACCGTCATTCATTTCCAGCGCCATAGTCGCTAGGGAAGCTGAATCACTGAACGGAAGCCCGATAAAATCAAACGGCTCATCACCCATCGCAGCAATGGTGTCGGTAAGGTCAGGTGAACCGGTGCCGCCAGAAAGCGCTGTAATGGTCACGGTAATGCCGTCCGGGGTAGTTTCACCGCCCACCGTGCCGTAATAGTTAAGCATCAACGGGATGTCGTTCCCGGTCAGCCCCTTATGCCGAGCCTTGACTGCAACGGTACCGTCAGTGGCGGTCGCGGTGACAGGCAGGCTGGTATTCGCATTGATAGCGGCCGCAAGCGTAGTGGCAACGTCAGCAGCCTCATCGCCAATAACCACGGAGGCCTGCACACGCTCGACGCCGATATAAAGACTGAGCGTTCCTGATGCCTGCGCGGTGCCTGCAATGACTACCGAGCCTGCCGCCTGCGCACCCGTTGATTCACCTACTGCCAGAATCCAGAGTTCACCAAAGGGGTCAATGGCGCGATAGCGCTTGACCATGCGGTGCAACTGGCTGCCGAAGCCGCAGATTTTCCCGGCTAGGTCAGCTGATGGCATGATAGTGAGTGAGTTTTTCACAACCGTTGCCGTGGTCGCCACAGTACCGATTAACAGTGCCGGGCTGCTTGAACTCGCGCTGTTCGCCTGACTGGCATCCATTTCTGCCCAGAACAGCGGCACGCGGATATCAGAAGGCACCTGATTAAAGCTGACAGTCATCACTCGCCACCTTGTTTAGTTGCGTCTTTTGCAGAAGCCTTGCTCTCTGCTTTGACTTCCGTAACATCTCCAGCCTTCATACGGCGGAGCCAGTAAGTACTCATTTCGACGTTTCGCCCTTCTTTGGGCAACAGGTCGCCACGGGCAGGATCAGGAACTGATCGCCCGGCTACAGGTTTTAGTTTCATTGGTTACTCGCTGATGTTGACCCGAAGTTTGTGTTCGATGATGCCGTCTGGTTTCTGGTCTTTGCCGATGAAATCCACATCGACATCAATTTCACTGAATTCATCCAGGGCGTTGAGATCGTCCTGCTGGCGCGTCATCTCACCAGTAATTTCACGTGTCAGCATGAACTCAAACTGGTAATAAAGGCGGCCCCTGTCCATATCAAGAAGTTGGCCACCCGAGTATGCTACTGGACCCGCGTCTTCATCCGGCTCCCAGCCCAGCAGAGCCTTCCAGATTTCACCCCGCACATCATGCACCGCGTCATAGCCTGATGCCTGACCGCGCTCGTCACGGGTGTTGTCCAGCACCACGACAACTGCAAATCCCTCGGTGACGTTCTGCCAGTAGTCGGTTAAGGACTTTTGTTCGGCGGTGATGTCCTCAGTCGACACCACGTAAGCAGCTGGTAGCTTCATTTTCCCGGTTTCAGGAATGGCTTTGAATTCCGCCGCACCTGCTACGTTACCCGCAAAGCGCGGACATCGCGCACGAAGCGCAGCTATTACTAGAGACAGCTTCATTTCTTTTTCCTTTCAGGCCTGAGGGAAGTACGAAGCGCCCTGCTGAGGACATAACGTGTCCAGCTCTTGCGGGATTCAAGCACTTCCGCCATATAGTTTTTGCGTGGCGCTATACGCCAGCCGTTTCCACCAGACTTGCCTTTATGATGGCTTTTGCCGCGTTTAGCCCCGCGCCTGACCCCATAGAAGAGAAAGGCCGGATAGAAATCGCCTTCAATAAGACGGTTACCTTCGCCACGTTTCTGGTTGGGAGCAATGCGAACCATCAGACCCGGACGGTTTTTAGATGCCCGTGGTACGTAGTAACCGATTGAGCGGGCCAGCCTGCCAGTGCGAAATCCCGGATTTTCCCCCGGAGAGGAACGACCTCGACGCATAACCATCCGGCGGGCATCACGCATATGCACCTGCCCTAATTTCACGAAGGCCTTACGCATCCTGGCTCGGTTAAAAACGAGTTCTTTCGGCTGGTCGAAATCGACATGCAGCAGCGGCTTAGCCATACATCTCCCCATCGCGATCTACCGCGCCCAGCTCCTCGCACTCAATCAGCAGGTAACGGCCAGCGGAGTTAAGATCGCGGAGGCGCTTAACCCGGTAGATATTGCCTCCAAAAACCACTTCGAAATCAGAAGTGATGCCATGACGAAAACGGATCGTGATGTAATGAGTAATGATGTCGTCAGCCTGAATTGATTCGTGAAAGGTCGTAGCCCCCACCTGCCGGACTTTTGCCCACACATCCCTTTCATTCTTATAAACCGGCTCCACGCCATAATCCGCCGCAGCCTGATCTATACGCTGGCGTAATTTGATGCGCTTATTAAGTTCACCGGGATCGGGCAGCGTAAATAAAGCGCTGGTATTTGATGACCGTAACTGCATATCAGTACCCCGACACAGGCAGACGGCGTGAATAAAGGAGAAATTCAAACGCCTGAGGCGTCTCTGTCATCTCTACTTCAGACACAGAACTACGATGTTCGTACCAGTGACTGACCAGCATCAGCAGAGCAAGGCGGATATCCTCGGTGATAACGATTCCATCTGAATCAAGCGGGGCAATGTCCGCAACCGTTTTATATAGGTTGCGGTTGAGGTAGGTAACCGCCTTCGCTTCAGCAGCCAGAGCAAAAAGCTCAAGAAGCTGATCCTCTGCAGTGAAATCGCTTTCCAGACGGCACTGTGATTTGATTTCTTCGAGCGTCAGAAGCATTGTCTTTAGCCTTTCTTGTTTTTACCTTTTGCTGGCTCTGGCTCTGGCAGAGCAGCAGTATCGTTTTCAACCAGTTTTGCAAAGCCTTTTTTAATCAACTCGCGACCATGCTGCTCGTCGGTCTCAATGGTATTGCCTTCAGAAATGACAGTCCCGCCGAAATAATTCGGTTTAATTAGAAGAAGTTTCATGTGTACCTCCCGGAAAGGCGGCCCGGAGGCCGCCGTCGTTTTTACGCAGCTGATGCAGGTGCGGTGAATGAACCGTAAACGAACGCTTCAGGACGCTTAACGGCCAGCGCCAGACGCTCTTCACAACGGATTGAGATCATGTTTTTCTCAAAGTCGTCGGCATTTTCAGTGGAGATCACAACGTTGGCATCTTCACGATCAAAGATTTGTGCACCGGCATTGAATGCGCCTGTCAGGAATTTGCCCTGGAATGCGGCCGCTTCGGTAGCCACGACCGGAAGACCCCACAGGGTTGGCCCCGTCAGCGCCGCAGGGTTCGCCAGGATATAGCGACCCAGCGTGTCTTTGGTCAATTCGATCTTTGCCCAGTCGATGAAGTGCAGGACGTGACCCGAAGCCGGGAATCGCGCCAGCTGAGCCTGAAGCATGGCTAAGCGCAAATCGTCAATGCCGTTCTGACTTTCAACTTCAAAGGCAGCGGCAAAAGCTGAAGCCTGCGGAACAATACCGTCGAGATGTGCACCAGTGCCATCGCCGAACAGAATCTCCTGCTCTTCAACATATTTCAGCCCATAGCGAAGCTCTGCATCAATAGTGGACTGCAGTTGCGGCATATCATCCAGAATCTGCTTGGCCGCCTTAAAAAGGTGAGCGATCGTGCGGACTGGCGTGATCTTCTCCGCGAAATCAATGTCGCTGTAAGGTTTGGTCGTGTTTTCAGCCACTGCAGCAGCTCTATTGGTGAAACCGGTCTGCTGCACCCAGTAAATGGTGTTAGAAGCCGTACGGCCCGGCGCAATCAAATCACGAATAAACAGGCGCTGCTTTGGCTGGGTGTCAATACCGGGAAGGCGATCTGGCGCAACGATTTGGCCAGGGACATTAACGGTAAGCAATGCTGCGCTCACCGGAATGCTGATGCGCTTATTACCTTCAACACCAGCAGCGAATGCCTTAAGCGCTTCAGAGGAAACAACCTGACGCCCCACGGTCTCAACAACTTTAGCGGCGTTGTTCAAAGGCATCTGAGCAACGTGCTGCTCCAGCTCACCAAGTGAGGCTTTGAGAACTTTTTCGGCTTCACGCATGGCATTTAATTCAGAAGCCATTTTATCAACTGCGTCTTTCGTTTCAGCTGAGAGTGAACCCGCCTTTTTTGCCTCTTTCAGGGCGTCTTCTGCCTTAGCACTGAATTTGCCATTAGCTTCTTCGATGCTTGCCGTGACCTTTTTCAGAATCTCATTTACTTCAGACATGGATAATCCTCATTTGCCGAACGCGGCCAGCGCGTTATTAAGTTGTTCAATACTTTCAGGGTTGATTTCGTCGGTAGCGCCCGGCATACCTTCAGAGGTGGCAGCAGCGCCTGGCTTGCTGCCGGTTAATGCTTTAAGAAGTTTTCGACGTTCGGAACGTGGTGCATCGGTTTTAGCCAGCATCGCGTCCAGTTTGCGTAATGCAGCGGCGGGGCTCTCGTCGTCGTCCGCAATTTCATCTGCAGAAAGCAGCCGATCCGCAAATCCCTTATCAACGGCATCACTGCCGCCGATGTAGGTTTCAGCGTCCATCATTGCGTCGATAGTTGCTGTATCCAGCCCCGTGCGAGCGCCGTAGATATCGTTCATGGCTTTATCAAAAGGCACCATGTCAGCCGCAATCTGCTGCAGGTCGTGACGGTTGCCCATCGCATACACCCAGCAGTTATGGATCATCAGGAAGGCACCGCGACCAATCTGGACCTCATCACCGGCCATCGCGATGATAGAAGCAGCAGAAGCAGCGAGGCCCAGCACCTTAACGGTGACTTTTCCCTCGTACTCGCGCAGCAGGTTATAAATTGCCAGGCCTTCAAACATATCGCCGCCGGGCGAGTTGATATTCACGGTCACATCAGCACCGCCGATTGACCGGAGGGCGGCAGCGATGCGGCTGGCGGTGACGCCATCTCCATACCAGTCAGCGCCAATAACGTCGAAGACGGAAATGCTGTTTTCTGCCTGCTTTGCGGCTTTAATACCGCCGTTCCAGCGCTCCATTGCAGATGACGGCAGATCGCGATTTTCGCGCGCAAAAGGCCGCCCCTCCGGCGCTGCCGGAAGACTTTTCAATGTCATGGGGGTTGCTCCTAAGCCGCTTGTCTAAGCGGTGACTGTTCTAAAGGAATGTCCGGGAAAACGGCATTGTGAACCTCGCGCAACAACGTAGCCCTTGCTTCGATGCTGTTTTTGCGCAAGTCCTCAAGCGGGGTAAGGTTCAGCTGTACGGTGTAGATATCACCGCCTTCAATTGGCGGCAGATTCTCCAGGCGGCGCACATCATTACGTGACATCCAGCCGTTTTGCAGCGCCGTAGTGTAATAAGCGGAGCGTCCAGCGCTGTCAGCACGCAACAGGCCTTCAACGGAGAACTCAGCAAATAAGTCCTCATCGCCGTTGAGCAGGCAGCGTGAAATTTCCTGCTCGATGTTCACCAGCATTGGACGCAGCGTATTCGTCAGGAACAGCAAGTTCATGCCTTCAACACTCGACGCCCAGCTGCTCTGCTTATCAACGTGACCCACCATAAACGGCGGTACACGGAACCAGCGGCAGATTTCCTCAATGCTGAACGAACGTGACTCCAGCATCTGAGCATCTTCAGGGTTCAGCGTAATGCCCTGATAGGACATGTCGCCTTCAAGTACCATTACCTTACCGGCATTTTTTGACCCAACGAACCGGTTAAGGTTTTCACGGTTTTTCTGTCGCTGTTCTTTTGTCAGCAGATTCTTTGAAAGAAAGAAGCCTGACGTCTGAATACCGTTTTCAAAAATTTTCGCCGCTGACTCTTCGACCGCCATTGCGGCGCCAAACACGTCGCGCCCGGTGCGCATCGGCATCATTCCGCATACGCCGTCCAGACCAAACCCCCGGATGTGCATCATGTTTTTAACCGGAATGATGCGCGGCACCCCCTTCTCTGTGTAGGTGTACTGCAGTTCCCCGCTGTCGAGCCGTTCAACCTTCATGCTCTGAGGAAGTAGCGGCACCAGAGAAACCAGCTTCTGGCCGATCATCTTTTTCTCAACGTAGGCATTACCACGCAGGCAGATGCTGGCAACCACCATCAGCATGAAGCGCGACGGCGTCATCTCGCTGTTGGGACGGCGGCACAGCAGCTGATAAGCAGGATGATTGATAGCCAGCTTGCGGGAGCCGTCAGCTGAGCGCTCGTATACTTTCATCGGCAGAGTTGAAACCGACTCACTCAGCAGGCGTACGCAGGCCCAGCAGGCAGCTAGCGCCAGCGCTTTCTCTGCCGTCACGACCTTTCCGCTGCTGCTTGTGCCGTACCACTCCTGCCAGAAAGCGGCGTCATTGAGTCCTATCGATTCACCGAGCCAGTTAACAATCGCGCTCTTGATGCGACCCGGCTGTTTTTTTTCCTTCATCAGATACCTACCATGATCGGGTCATCAAAAAAGTCATCAGGATCGCCGCTATCCACAAGCACCGCATCCTCTGCTGCGCCGATTGCCATAGCCGAAGCCACTACGCCATCGATGCGGCCGGTGCTTTTCTTTTTGGCAAATATGCGGTTGTCCTTCTGGTCAGCCTCAAGCACCGCAGAGGCGGCGTTCCAGCGAAGGCAGGGATTAGGCCGGATAACGAGAGCCCGGTTATTCAGATGCTCTTCAAAAAGCTCAATGGATCGCGGCATCCACAGCCCGGACTCCTGCGCCTTATAAAAGCCCTGTCCATGCGAAACAAGTTCAACGCTCACAGACTCGCTTTCGAGTTCGGGCTCCAGATATTTAATTCGGTACTGGTCAAACGCGATGCACTTAATATCGTATCTGGCCGCCAGTTCACCGATACGCACCGCCACAAAACCGTAGTTGACCGCTTTACCCGGCGGTGCGTGAATAAAGCCGTTACGCAGCCAGGCATCATAGGGAACATGGTCAGTCTTAGCGCGCTCAAGCAGAGAATCTTTTGGCGTCCAGAACTCAACTAAAAGCTTTTTTGACTTCGGAAAATAAAGCGCCAGCGCCGTCAGGTCACGGGAGCCGGACAGGTCAAGTCCGCCATAACACTCTTCACCCGCCAAATCCTCGGGGTTAAATTCCTGTTCGCAATTCATCCATGTGTCGCTGTCTATCCACGGGTCAGACGCCTCCACCCACTGGCAGAAGTTAAGACGCCGCACGATGCTCTCTTTCGACGGCATGCCCCGAGCCTGCGTAACCTGCTCCCGCAAATATTTATCTGTGAAGGTCTGACCCAGCGACGGGTTGGCCTTGCCCCAGCAGGACTCATCCTTGAAAGGGTCGTCGCCCTCATCGAGAGAACAGATGAAGCTGAAAAAGCTATCATCCTCCAGGTCACCTGCTGCAACCTTGCGCCCGTACTCGTGATACTCGTAACAGACGCTGGTCTTATCGTGGCCGCTGTTAGTGATGAGGAACATCAGCGCCTGACGGCGGCCTTTTGTCCCGGCACGCATCATCTCAACAACGGCATTTGTCTTATGCTCATGTACTTCGTCAATCAGCGCGCCGTGCGGTCGCGGGCCTGACTGACCATCATCGGAGCTGATCGGCTTGAAGAAAGAGCCCATCTGCAGAAACGCAAGGTTCCACACGTTCAGCCCGGTGCCGGATTTAGTGATGCGCTGCGCCAGCGCGGGCGACTGATCGACCATCGTTACCGCATCGCGGAACAAGATCATCGCCTGGTCTTTTTTCGTGGCCGCGGCGTAAACCTCGGCGCGTGGCTCTTTGTCTGCCATCAGCAAGTAAAGACCTACACCACCCGCCAGGGGCGACTTACCCGATCCCTTACCTGACTCGATGTAGCTCATGCGAAAGCGGCGCGTGCCGTCCTCCGCTTTCCAGCCAAACAGAGAACCCACGATGAAACACTGCCATGGCAGCAGGATAAAAGGTTTTCCCTCATGCTCCCCGCCGTTAAGCTTCAGAACCTGAGCAAAGAAATTAACGACCCGAGTTACAGCTTCAACATCCCAAAATAGTCCGCGCTCTGGCCCTTCTTCTAAATCTCGAAGGTGCCGGGCGCAGGCAGCGCGAATATCCGGGCCCGCTATGACTGAGCCGCTGGTAACGTCCATGGCATATTGTGTAGCCGGATCAACCGAAGAACTGGTTGAGCGGGTCTTCTTCTTTTTCTCCACCATCAGCATTTACCTTTGACCGGGCAGCCGGTGTAAGGCCGAACTCCACCAGATAACTTTTGAACCGGCGATCCACATCCGCCAGCATGGCGACAGCCGGGTTTGCTTTAATCAGAAAATCACCCATCTGGGTTTTAGTCGTATAAGTGCGCCCTTCGATATCGACTATCTGGCGCAATTGCAGAATTTCCGCATAAAGATCGCAGAGCCGTTCGAGCGCAAGGGTATCCGCAACCGTGAGGACACCCATTCCGTCAAGAAGAACGGTCAACTTTCCCCAGGCTGTTTTACCCCAGTCGGTCAGATGTGATGGAGGGCTGGGAATTTCACGGGCCGGCTTTGGCTCTTTTTTATTGAGCGCGCGCTTGCCGGGATTCCCTGTAACAACTTTCAGATGGGTAGGTTTTGGTCGTCTTCCGGCCATGAAGACCTCCCAGAAAAAAACTTTTCATTTCGCGGTTGTGCATACAAACGGGGGCGGGCGGTCAGGGAGACGATAACCCCTGAACTCTCAAACCGCCCCTCCCCGTTTGTTTTTGATTTATCCCCTGCGCCAGTGCGACTGTGGGTCCAGTGGCAGACCGTTCTCATCGCATCCGATGATGTGTCCGCGCTTCTCTTCGCGCTGCTTGGTGGAGTCGTGGTGCTGCTTACAGAGAGGTTGCCAGTTGGCTTTATCCCAGAAAAGCTTCTGGGCTTTAGCGATATCATCCTGCTTACCGCCGCTTATTGCTTCTTTCAGACGGTGAGGCTTGATGTGATCGACTACGGTTGCGGCGACCGCCCGCCCCTGCCGGTGACACATTAAGCAGAGCGGGTGCAATTTAAGAAATGACAATCTTGCCTTGTCCCAACGGCTGTTATAAATAAGAGCTTTGGAAAAACTCATAATCCAAGCCTTTCAGTTAATGATTTTAAGCTCTAAAAGTGAGTTGAAATCTTTAGTCATTGTTTTAAATGCAATATCTTTTATATCTCCGATATCCAATTTTAAAACTTCACCACTTGCATTATCACTAATAACACAAAGCCTATATTCACTTTGATGTGAGTATTTGCTTTGCTTGTGAAAAGGTGCGTTCATCAAATCTTCAAGAACGAGGCTTGAATTCAACTCATCATAATATTGAACTTGCTTTGAACAGTACCAATTTGCTTTTTGTTCTTCACAGAGTTTTTGTGCAGCATTCCTAAATCTATTTAAAAACTCACTTGGGTTCGTAATCACGACAGTGTAATCTCCAAGAGCTTCGACTTCTTTAGGTAAAGTGAAGTATGAGCGCGCTAATTTTATCTCTTCTTCACCTTTAAGATTAGTCATATCTAAGTCATGAGAATGAAGTTGAGTCATACAAAATACATTAGCATTGTTATGTAATTTCATACTGGTAGTCATTGGGCCAGCCATATCTTCAGGATTAAAAACATGCTTAACCCCATCAACTTCCAACTCTAAAATAAAATCATGTGGCTGCATCCATGCTGTTAAAGCCTCATGCTTATCTGCAATATTACCTTCAATCGACTCTTCAAAATTTCTGAAAAATTCAATTGTATTCATATAAAGAATACCGCTAAGAAAGCTTTCCCTAAACTCCTCGCAAGAAAAAACTTTCAATAACACCCCAATTTTTTTCGCCATCGCTAGGATTTCCGCTTAAACCCATAATCTAATATGGTTTTACTGCATCATCAATAAACATGAAGCGATGATCATCTGGGAATTAGACTTTTAGAGCTTTTCAAGTTCACGTATGGCTGCACGGTCAACGTTACATTGCTCAATGACGCCATAAAGCACGCCGTTCAGTTGTACCGACTCGCCAAACGTCATTACGTCCGGTACCGCTGGCGCTTCAATTCGGTTTGTCAGGTCCGCCGGCAGATTTAATCGCGGCTGGCTGATTGTCCGGTACTCCACTGGCTGACTTTGCCGCGTCCCGCAACCGCTCAACAGCGCGACTGTCGACAGAAGCAGCAGCGCATTTATCCGCTTCCAGATAGCGCTTAATCTCATTCTGTAATTTCCTGTTCTGCTGTGCTGTCACTGCGCGTTGTTCCGCCACCTGACTCATCACCGCGTTTTGCTTGTTAACCGCCTTAACCAGATCATTGACGCTGGCGGCTAAGTCGTCGTTCTTGGAGCGCAGGTCGTTTATCTGGCTGTCTTTGCTGTTTGCCAGTTGTTCCAGCCGCTCGTTGGTAGCCGTCAGCTGTGAGTTGCGGGCATTCAGTCCCCAGAGGCAAATGCAGATAAGACCAATGATGATTACGTGCGAATAGTTTCGGATAAAGCCGATTACGTTGAACATAGAATCCCCTTAGCTTTTAGTAAGCGGGATTTCCTGTCTTCCAGACCGTTAGTGCCACCGTTAATGACTTTGGTGATGCGGGTAACATCATCAAGGTCTGCCAGTTCGTTTAAGCCGTGATTCTTCCACCATGCAGCTGCTGACATTGCCGCCTGAAGGTTTTCAGTCAGCAGGTCAGGGTTTGCCACCACATCAGCGCTTAGCTGCCCGGAAAGGGCTGCGTAATTCGCCTTGCCGGTAATCTGAATCAGTCCGCGCCCGCGATAGCGATAACCATCACCGGAAGCAATATCACCATTCCCATTACGGTTAGCGTAAATGATGTTGGCGATCATCTTCTGATTGGCGGCGTGTTCAGCGTTGCGTCCGTAGGCTTTGGCCTGCGCCACAGTGATGCGCTTGCCGAACATTGCAGTAAGCGCGTTCTCGCTGTAATTCAGCCCCTCTTCCACTTTCGTGAATCCGGCTGACTCATGCCCCACCTGCGCCAGAAAGTGCGCCTGACGTAATGGGGTATTGATACCGAATGAGCTCATGCTGGCAGCTATGCGGGGAAACCACTTGTCGCGCAGTGCATCAGATACGCCGGTGGCGCGCTGGAAATTAGTGGGCGTCAGCATTGTCATCCCCTATACGCTTATCAATGAATTTGCGCAGCTTGGATGAAAGCCAGTCCACGCCGAGAAAACCAAGGAACACAGCCGCAACGCGCGTTACGTCATCGTTGATGTTCCAGTTCAGGGCAGAGCCAAGAATCTGGAGCGTCGGCTGCAGGAAGAACGCAAACACGCTGCACATTGCCGCATCAAGCAAACGTCTCGGCCATGTGTCTACGCCGACGTATGTGGCGCGAAGTAGCGCCATCACTCCGGCAAGAGCTGCATACCCCGATTCGTTTTTGTGGGCATATAGCCAGGCCAGCAGGCTTGCCCAGAAGCCCATGTCTTTATCTGGCATACGTTTCATCCTCACCTCCCAATAGGTCGGTGCCGTCGGTAGTCTCGAAATAAAAAATTGCGCACCGCCACGGCGTGAAAATTTCGGATAACAGTGATTGGCGGGCGCAAAAACGAAAGAAGGCCGCTCTATGGCGACCCTCTAAAATATGAACCCTGACGCGTTCCGCGATAGTTACCTGGCCCGTCAGCCACAGGGTTAA